ATAGAAGTTCCGTATGGTGCATACTTGTCGTTGCCAAGAACGCGGAAGTGGGCAATTTGCCAGTTTTCAAATGTCATACCAGCGGAGTTCCACTGATATTGGACGTAATTTGGATTTGTTGAGTCTTGACCTTCGAGTCTTTCAATCTCCTGAATAGGGAGCGCAATGGCAGACTTAACTCCGTGATTCTCATCGATATCTAAATAAAGAAAAAAGTCACCATACTTACACATTGTGCGTGACCAGCCAAAAAGATTATATTGTAAATTTAAAATATTGTCATACAATAAAGCAAGAACTGCTCTAATCTCTTCATTAGGACATTTGATATTAAGCATCGGCTTAAGATCAGAATAAGTTGTCATCTCGTCAGCATAGATGTCAAGCGTCGAGGCAATCTCGGGCATATACTCCATTTGATCAAAATCAACATAACGCTCAGAGCGGCGCTGATTTGCAATTGCATTAGTGGCAATATTATCTAATGGATTATATAAGGTCTTTTTAAATTGTTGACCAGAAGCAGACTTAAAACGTGATGAATATTTATCAAGATGTTGGCGTCTAATTTTGCGACCAGACTGCGAACGGTAATTAACTATCGGTCCAGAAAACAATCTCGTAAGTCTCTTAAATAACTCGGATTGTTGGTTTGCTGGGTTGTTGCCTCTTCTTTTTCTGTTGTCTGCCATTTATTTTCTCACTTTATAATCCACTTATATTGGTCATATAAGTTTTTAGCTTCGTTCATTTTATCAAATATATTGTCTTTTTTGTAGCCCTGTTGACCTTTAATTTGTGTATTCATGGTAGTCTTAGATGTAACAATTGCATTTACAAAAGCCTTTTGATAATTTAAATCTCTCGCACTTGTTTGCAACGCTGTGTCTCTAACCCAACAACCAATTGCAAGTGCCATAATTAAGTCATCATGGTATCCTTTCATTGCTTGTGGTTTGCCATTCCTCCAAATAAAAGTCTTCATCTCGTTAATTGTGCGAGAAGAATATATGGTAATTAGTTTATTTCTGATAAACTCCTCTAATTTCGCAACGATGAGGGGTCGGGTCTTCATTGAGGTCGTAAAACCAGCAACAGCAGAATTTCTTACCTCAGCCTGATGTTGTTCTATGTACTCATGTGTAGACTTAACAGAGTAGTACAAATTTGGATATCCATATTCAACAAGTTTATCGAGGACCGTGTAACCGATGTTGTTATTCTCTACCACAAGCATCGCATTTCCAAATTCTCGCCCTACTTGGTTCAAGAAGTTTGCATACATGTCTGGCGTTGGCTTACCTTGATACTCGCCTACTATTTCGAGAGTCTCTAGTTTAATCATATGCAGTGTTGAATAGTCTGCACCATCACCGCGTGACACATCTGCTACTGCAAGATAATTGCACGAAGGATCAAACTCTTCCCATATCCAAAAGTTTCTGTCAAAACCAGTTCTATGTTTTGGTTCTCTCACATTGTCCAATAGCCATTTCATACACTCTGGATCTATGACTGTCTCGCCAGAAGTATTGAAGTTGCACTCAAGCTCTTGTGCAATCTGACGCTTGGACATGTTTTTGGTTTCTTTTTTATACCAAGCTTCGTCTCTGTCGGGGTGTACATCCCAAGGTAACGTTGTTAAATGAAAATTGTTTGCACCTGCTTCTGCGTCAGTGCAAGTCTTGTGAAACCAATTACCAACACCATTAGGAGTTGATAGCGCGATGCATCGACCACCAGTTGACAGTGTGGGGTATAGACCAGTCCACAACTCTTCAAGACCTTCAATATGTGCTGCCTCATCAAGAACCAAAAGCGACAGTGCTTCTGAACGACCAGCATCGCCTGATGTGGATGCCGCTTTAATTGATGAACCATTTGACAACTCAAATGACGTGCGGTTATCAACCGAGATGGTCGCAATACGAATCCACTCTGGTAAATTCTTCATAATGCTTTTAACTTTTTTGACCAAGTTACCTGCAGTAGCAAACTTTGTTGCCATAACAAGAATGGACTTGTCGCGATGAAAAAGCATAAGCCAGGAGATATACCCGGCTGTAATTGTAGAAATACCAAGCTGTCTAGCTTTTAAGATAATATTAAATCGATGATCGTTAAAGTCAGTTAGCAGCTTGTCTTGAAAGTCATATGTATCAAATAAAATCAGACCTTCTAACGGGTGTGATATTCTTGCATATGTTTTCAGAAAATAAGCAGGGTCTTTGCCACACTTAAGTATTTCTTTTACTTGTTGTTTTTTGTCTAACTGAAATGGCATTAGTCATTTGATGGTTTTGGTCTCGAATCGTTATCGGGGCGCTTTCCACCTTCGCCATTCCAGCCACCTTGAGAAACAAATTTCTGCCAATTGGCTTCTGGCTTGGTATCCGCTTCAGCAGCCACAGCCATTGATTCATCTAAACCACCAATACGATAGTGCAATTTAGCAGTAACCCACGAACGAACACGTGACGAGTTTTCTACGCGAACATCAATCTCGCCTTCTTTAGTAAGTGTAATTGATTCGCCTTGAATTTTGCGATATTCTTTTTTAAGGAAGGAAATGATATCAACCATACGTTGCTCCACATCAGCTTCAAATCCGTTTGCATAAACTTCCTTAAGTTGAACTTCAGACATATAGTTTAAGCACATCATGTTGCCATAAATTTTAATACCGAAGCCATCCATGACTCTCTTGTCAAGAATAGGATCACCTTCTTCTCTTTGGAGACCTGCCTTTAAAGGCTCTCCATTTTCATCTAAAGCGCCATCATAGGCATTAGCTGCTGCTTGTGACAACCCTTGTACGATTTCATATACTGTTGCCATTATTCTTTACCTCCATCTTGATCGCCAGTCACTTTGTTAAGAACCGCAATTAATTGTTGTATTTTTGTTCCTAAAACACCTGACAGAATATTGGTTTTTCCAGCGCTGGCAGATAATTGTGCCACCAAATCACGTATCAAGCCTCTTTCTTCATCGGTAATACCACTAGCTACTTGTTGTTTTGCAGCATCAGCCGCACCACGGCGAACGTCTGACGTAGATATACGAGAAGATAATGATGTTTTATCTGGTCTATTAACATCGGTATCTGCAGCCATCTTAAGGGCATCAACCATATTTTCTTTAAGATTTTCTAATTCTTCTTTAATAATTTGTTTAAGTATTTGTTTGTTGAGCTTCATTTGGTCTCCATCCTTTTAGCCATCTTTCTTCTCTTCCTTCAACATATTGAATATAACATTTGCTGCAACATTCAAACTTTATTAAAGAAACATCATCCTTAACACTTTTTGGAAAAGCATTACAAACAGGACAATTTTTTAAAGATTCTCTATTAAGTAGTTTTTTTGATATCTTTATACCATTTACATCTACTTTTTCTGTATAAGCACGCTTTTTATTATTGCGGTTGTAAAGCTCTTTCATTTGTTCGAGATATTCTTTTTCTTTGTTCTCGTCCCAGTCTGCTTTAGGATTTGCTATTGCCTCATCACCATATTTTTCTTTTATGGCTTTTTCAATTGCTACAATTCTATTATGATCTTTCTCACTCATTAAACACCTTATATGCGCCATAGGAAATAGCCATTCCACTAGCTACTCCTACCGCTACCCAGAGTGCCGGGTTTTTCTTGCTTTGTTTTCTCAATGCCTTAGATAAAGCCTCGTTTTCTCTCTCAAGAGATTCAATCGAAGCAGTATACTGTTGTGTTAGTGCATCGTTTCTTATCCTCAAGTTTTGTAATTGTAGCTCATATTCTGTAGCTTGTTTACCTAATTCGTATGTAAGTGTAATCTGGCATTCTTCTTTGGCAGTCTGTGCTTCTGCTAATACATTAGCTGTTGCTATCGGATCAAACAAAATGCCTTCAAATGGGGCGCATTGATTTAAACCAAGAAAAGTAAAGCGTCCTTCGTCAGCTATCGCAGCATTACTCCACATACTCAAAGTTAAAAGTGCTAATAATCGCATTTGCTAACGCCTCCTTGTCTTGTGTAAATTGTCTTTCATATTCTTTAGTTTTTTTTTGCTTCTCTCGTTCTAAATCTTCGCGAGACTCATCGTAGTTTTCGCGAAGCTCGTCAAGTTGTTTTTTGTATTCTTCAATCGCATATTCTCTTCGAGCTATTTCTTCGCTGTGAATCGCGTGAAGTGCTTCGATGCGTTCTTCTGTTTCTTCTTTGGATATTTCATAAGCTTTGTTTAAGGCACGATAATCCATACGTGTTTTTATTGATACCGCTAACAATGAAAGAACAACCAATATCTCTTTCCAATTTTTAGATGCAAATTTTAATATTACAGACCAATTCACGTTAAACCTTTTAGTTTAGCAATACCATCAATCACTGTTTGACCGCCAATATAGATAGCTGAAATAATTACCCAATCTTCGGACTGGAGATCTGAAAATGCTAATAAACCTGTAGCTGTCAACCAAACAAGAAATTTGCGTGATATCATTTTTTCAACGAGACGGTCTAGTTTGCCTTGGACATATGACATCATTAGTTACCTCTTTTGTTAGTCAATGTTGAGCTTATCTGCGAGTGCTTTTAAGAGAGGTGTACCAATAGCGATCATGCCAAGCATCGGCGACATTTTAACCAAGACATCATAAACAAGCTTAAGATTTTCGGGGGTTATGTTTTCAATACCCTCTTCTAAGCCAAGATTTTCGCCCGATTTAGGAACGAGAGCAGCGATAGTATCAGCCAATGCTTCTACTTCATCAGGGTGTGCATCGCCAAGTTTGCCGAGTAAATCGCGGAATAATTTAGCCAATTCAGCACGAGAACCTTCAGGCTGGCTGGCAATACCTGCTGCTGCCATCTTATCTGACATCTTCTTTTTAGCGGCATACATGTCTGCATCTTCGCTGGAATATGCGGATGATGAGGTTATCTCGCTCAGTTCTTCTTTGATGATTTGTATAAGTTTTGCTCTTGTGATTTTCATTATTTAACGCCCCTTTTTGCATTTTTGATAATATACTTTAAATAGTCTTGTGCGTGCAAAGATTCTAAATCTATCCTTTTTCCATACTTTTGCTTTTCATATTTTTGATAAGATGTTATCCATCCCATAGCTGGTTTATTCAAGGCTACATTTGGAACCCTAATCAATCTTCCTTGGCTATACATATTATTAAGCTCTTTGTGAACAAAGTCGGTGCCTTGATCAAAAACTTCAGGAACGTTTGTCTCAAACCAAATAATACAATGAAATAAGCCAATCATTTTATCATCCGGCGAAAGTTCAGAAATTAATCTTTCTTTATTATTTTCTACTGTTTGCAGTATAAGATCTTGAATATTTTTTTTATATTTTGATTTAGCAGAAAGTATTTTTAATTTTTTGCAAAGCTTTTGTTCTATTTGTTTTGTGGTTTTCTTAGGAACAAAATACTCTATAATGCTTTTAATAAAAGCTTTTATACGTTCCCACATTTTTATTGCTTCCTATGTTGCTAATCCATTCATACTTAGTATCGCAATCAATCCAGGCACATTCTTTCTGACATAAACCCCAGAGAAAAGTGTCTCGCATCGACCGCCGACATAAGCGATTGCCGACTCAATATTCTTGCTGACTTTAGGGTCAGCTACCATCTCTTCTGACACAACCAACACTAACGAGCCTGCAGCAGCCTTACCCTTGGGTGGAGGACATGCTGACCTGTTCATGCAGTTGTGAAGGATCACCGATCCAAGCTTTCCAGTATTTGGGTCTTTTATCATGGTCGAGCCCATAAAGGCTCTGCCGTCATTACCCAAGCATGTTTCCAAATCTTTAGAATCGAAAGATTGGATCGGTGAATCCTCAGTGGAGAGTTTAAGCACTTGGGCAAGCGACTTAGCAAATTGTGTGTTAGCAACAGGATACATGCCAAGCATGCCGATTCTGCCGCGAAGTAAGCGAGTAGAGCGCTCGTTATCAAGAATGATATGCGGATGCTGAGCAACATCATTTGCCAGCGTCAACGCATTACGAGCAATTGTAGGATTAAGGTTTTCTTGTGCTGTTGGCCAGGAGACTACATAAACGACCTTGCCGCTTGACTGCACAGAGCGCATGTAACGCTCAAAGACAGGATGCAGAGCGGTAACAGAACTACCGGTGCCACCGCCACCGCCAGCAAGGACGAATAACCAATCAACTTTACCGAGTTTGATGCGGAGAGCATCTTCAACAATTGCACCATTTTGACTTAATACCTCTTTTCCATATTCAGTGTTCTTGCCGATTCCATCAGAATCGGGGATAAGGACAACGTGGTCCTCTTCGACATTCTTTGGAATGTCTTTGCCTGTTGTATTGACAAGCAACGTTTTGTTGAAACCAAGCTCAATAAAAGCATTAGCCATTTTGTTGCCTCCACCGCCGACGCCAACAAAGCCCACGTTCAGCGAAGATGGAGCAGTGTTTTCTGGGAGGAGATCTTCATCAGAGTATTCCATCTGTAATCCAAAGTCCTCAACCATTCCGAAATCTTCTGCTGCGACTTCTTCGTGATAGTGGTCTTTCTCCTGATTAAAGGAGGGTGGTGGCTCTGCGGGAGGCAGAAAGTCAAATTCGTTGTTATCGTTATCAGACATAATTTATTCCTTATTCTGTGGGATGTAGTCGGTCTTGGGGCGACCGATAGCGGTTGGTCCGTAGCCCTCCCAATCATCTAAGGGGTTTATTTTGCCATTCCAATTCTTCCAGTTTTTACTTCTTACCCCAAGATCTAATTCTCTACTCAGTGCCAATTGGCGCAATTTTTGAAAAAAGGCAGACTTTGAGTTTTTTTTAAATTCGGCGTGAAGTGCTTTTTTTACATCATTATAAGCTTTCACGTATTCTTTTCGTTTTTCTGGGGTTTCGTTAGCAGGAGTAAGATCAGACGTTTTTATTGCCATTCGTTCTATGAAAAGTTCCGGATCGAACAGCAAATAAACAAGCATGAATCTCTGGGGGGTAGAGCCTCCACCACCAT